ACGCTGATGACGGCCCCGGTCCCGCGCATCGCCATCGAGAACCCGGTGTCGGTCATCTCGACGCGCATCAGGAAGCCCGACCAGATCATCCAGCCGTGGATGTTCGGGGATGACGCCTCGAAGCGGACGTGCCTGTGGCTCACCGGCCTACCGCTGCTCCAGCACGACAGCCGCGACTACGTCCACGGGCGCTTGGTCAACGGCAAGCCCCGTTGGGCCAACCAGACCGACAGCGGGCAGAACCGGCTGGCGCCCTCGGTGGACCGGTGGGCGAAGCGCAGCGCGACCTATCCTGGCATCGCCCGTGCGATGGCCGTGCAGTGGGGCGGTGCGCTGTGACCTGCGGACACCCCCACGCCCCTAGCACTCGGTAACTCGTGCTACGATTCAGGCGCACGAGACGGCTGGTGGCCTAAGACAACCACCGGACGGCCTGCGGCGGCTCACGCTCCTCTTCCACCGGACTGGGGGGAGCGTGGGCCGTTCGTGCGTACGGGGGCTAGTTGACAAGTGTGGGCGAGTGCGCGTAGTCTAAGGGCCTTGGCGAATCACTCGCCACTACATGGAGGACAGACCATGAAGGCCACCTACGCATTCAATCTCAAGTTCACGCGGGAAGACGAAGGCCACGCGAATACCTACGAGGTCGGCTACGACGTCGTGGCGTCGACGCAGGAGGCCGCAGAGGCCATCTGCCGCGAGCGCCACGCGCATCTGCGTGTGCTCGCCGTCACGCTGTTCGCGGTGATGAACGAGGACGGCGACATCATCTACAGCGCGCCGAAGCTGGCGCCCGAGGTCATGACCGTCCAGATCGAGATGAACGAGAAGGGCATCCCGTTCGGCAAGCTGGCGGACGCCTCGCTGCACTTCCACGAGGGCCCGCTCGCCGGCCTGAAGCTCTTGGGCTTCGCCATCTGGGAGCGCCGCAACGGCTCTGGGCGCAACGTCACGTTCCCCGCGCGGCAGTACTCGGTCAACGGCGAGCACCGCTCCTACGCGCTGCTCCGGCCCGCGACGGACGTGAAGGCGCAGGACCACCTCCGCGACCTCATCCTCATGGAGCTGGCGCGGCTCGAAGCGGACAACGAGCACGTCCAGATGGCCGCCGCGCAGTCGGAGGCCCGGTGATGACCTGCGGACATCCCCACGCCCACTACCGCGACGGACAGGGCGGTACCGAGTGCTTCCAATGCTTCACGGCGAGGCGCGAGGCCCGCTGGGAGGCGGTGCGCGTCGAGCTGGAGCGCGTGCTGGCGGCCGGCATGACGGTGATGGAGACGCGCCCGGACGGCGGCTACGTCGACTGGCAGTTCTGGCCGGAGACGCGCGAGGGCAAGACGCAGCATGACGGCCGCGTCGGCTTCGACACCCAGTTCATCAACTGCTCGGCCGCGGCGCTGGCCATCCACCTCACGGCCCGCTCGCGCGGGTTCGGCTACACACTGGAGGTCTACTGCTTCCGGTGCGGCGAGTCGCACGCGCCCATCCTCAGCCTGACCGACGACTACACCTGCGAGGAATGCGACCTCGGGGACATGGTCAACGCCGCCGAGATGGCAATGGACGGGCAGGCATGAGCGGCCGGACCGTCTACCGCGTCGGCCAACAGATCACGCTCGACTTGCAGGATGGTCTCGGACCGCTCACCGGCACGATCCGCTATGTCGGAAACCATTTCCATGCATGGCGTGGCGTCGATGTCACGATCTTGGAAGTGCTCGACGACGTCGAGGAGCCGATCCGCCTCACGCTTGACGAGGCGGACCGCTACCGCGTCACGAAGTAGGCACCGGCCGGATGGCCGTCCCGGCCCCGCTACCGTCAACGGTAGCGGGGCCGGTTCCACGTACGGGCGCCGGGCGTAGAATGGCGGGAATGGCTGACCCGCTGATGGACCTGGCCGAAGGGCTGGCGCGTCTCGAACGGCTCAAAGACTGCAACCTGTTTCGCTACTTCCCTGACAGCGGCCCGAACCGGCGGGCGCTCTACCCGAAGCACATGGACTTCTTCGCGGCGGGCGCCACGTTCGCCCAACGCCTGTTCATGGCCGCCAACCGCATCGGGAAGACCGAGTCTGGCGCTTACGAAGTGACGTGCCACGCCACTGGGCGCTACCCGGCGTGGTGGCAGGGCCGGCGCTTCGAGGCCCCCGGCGAGTGGTGGGTCTGCGGCACGGACAGCGGCACGACGCGCGACACGGTGCAGAAGGCGCTGCTCGGCCCCGTCTCGCCGGAAGGGCGCATCCAAGGCGGGGGCATGATCCCGCTGGAGGACATCATCCACTCGACCAGGCGGCCTTCGGCGCTGCCGGGCTCCATTGATACCGTGTGGGTCCGGCACCGGAACGGCGGACACGCGGTCATCAGCTTCAAGTCCTACGAGCAGGGGCGAAAGAGCTTCGAGGGCACGGCGAAACAGGGCGTGTGGTGCGACGAAGAGCCGCCCGAGGACGTCTACACCGAGGCGCTCTACCGCACGGCGACGACGAACGGGCTGGTCATCGTGACATTCACGCCGTTGCAGGGCATGAGCAACGTGGTGATGGGGTTCGTGCAGCCGGACGATGACGCGGCCCTGAAATACAAGCTCATGGTGAACGCCGGGTGGGACGACGTCCCGCACCTCGACCCGACCACCAAGGCCATGCTCATCGCCACGACGCCCCCGTTCCAGCGGGACGCGCGCACGAAGGGCATTCCGCAGCTCGGCTCTGGCGCGGTCTACGGATTCCCCGAGTCCGAGCTGATCATCCCCGACCACGCCATCGGCCCGCACGTCGCGCACTGCTTTGGCATGGACGCCGGCGGCGGCGCGAAACCGACCGCGGCGGTCTGGCTGGCCGATGAACGGGTGCAAGGCGGCCGAGTGACGCTCTACGCGGAGTACAAGCGCGAGTCGCCCGAGGTCGCTATCCACCTCGCCGCCATCAAGGCCCGCGGGGAGTGGATTCCAGGCGTCGGGGACGCGGCGGCCCTCATCGTGACCGAGCACGACGCCGAGCAGCTCGTGAACGTCTACCGGCGGGGCGGGCTCGACCTCGTGCTGCCGGACAAAGCGGTCGAGTCAGGCGTGCAGGCGGTGTGGGAGCTGATTTCGGCGGGCCGGTTCAAGGTGTTCGCGAGCTGCACCCAGTGGCTGCGCGAGTTCCGCATGTACCAGCGTGACGAGAAGGGCCGCATCAAGAAGGTGAACGACCATCTCCAAGACGCCACCCGCTACGCGGTATACTCGGGCCTCAAGCGCGCCAAGGTGCGCCCCATCGCGAAGCCGGCGCGTCGTCCCGGCTACGGCCAGGCAGGGGCCGGATCATGGATGAGTGGATAAACAAGGCTGGGCTGTGGCGTATGTTCGACGAGGCCCTGTTAAACAAGGTTGGGCTGTGGCGTCGGCTGCCGTTCGAGCGCGGGCGTCACTACGACATCGAGCTGACTACCGTAATGGCGATCGCGGGGGCCATCGCATCGCAGGGCCTCGTCGAACATGGCGGCTGCGAGTATGAGGGCCTCATGCTGGCCGGCGACAAGACCGACGTGAGCCTCGACCAGATCCGTCAGGTCGCGGCGTTGGCGTTCGAGGCGGTAGGCCGGCTCGCGAAGGCAGAACAGGCGGCGAAGCTGTGAGGCTCGCACGACTTCGCGCCGAGCTGCGCGCCCGGTGGCACGCTGCCACCCGCCCTTTCCACCGGATCGCCATCGCCCGCGACGAAAAGGGAAGCTGCCTTGCGTTGTGGTGCCCGATCTGTGAAGTGGTGTTCCTCGACCGTGTGCCGCCGCCGCGCACGGTGGCAGGCGTCATCGAGAAGGCGAAGCGGCAGGGGGCGGCACGCTGATGGCGAAGCTGCTTTCGGCCACCTACGATCCCGAGTCGGGGGAGCTGAAGACGCTCACGCTGGCGCCGGGCTTTGAGTCAGAGCGGGCGCTGCTGCGCGCCGACGTATTGCAAGACCTCGCGCACGCCATCGCGCGACTGCTCGCGACGGCCCGGTGCGAAGCGTTCCCCGCGCCCCAACCGGCCGACGAATCAGCCGCGTGTCGGTGCGGTCACGCGATGGGCGCGCATCTGGAAGGCACGGGGTATCGCTGCAAGCAGTGCAACTGCGCTCAGTTCTGGGCCGCCCTAGCGTCCCCGGCGCCGTCAAGATCATGGCGCCCGTGCTACTCTTCTCGACGCGGGATAGCTCAGGGGTAGAGCACGCGGCTCATAACCGCGGGGCCGCGGGTTCAAATCCCGCTCCCGCAACCAACCGTTCAGGACAGGAGTTGACGATGACGGCGGCGACCCTCACCCTGCGCGCAGGCACGAAGCTCCGGCTGCTCGGGGCGTGGGTCACGCTGACGGTGGACACGGTCGTGCAGGTCGCCCAGGCGGACGCCGGGCAGCTCGCGCACCTCGCGGTGAAGGAGTAACGGATGGCCCCCATCAACAGCGGCATCACGGTGCGGCCCGACCTTGCGTGCAAGGTGCGGCACCGATGAGCGGTGTGACCGTGTTCAAGCGTCTCGACACCGACAAGGAGCGCGAGACGAGGCTGGTGAAGTTCCACATCCGCAAGCTGATGTTCGACGTCAGCAACGACCCGTTCATGCTGTGCGAGCTGGTGGCGGCCGGCGGCAGCGAGTGGCGGCGCCAGGCGCATCAGGCGTTCAGCCCGTATCCACTGACCGATGACATCGCGGACCGGATGTTCCTGTTCTTCTGTGCAGCGGTGCAGGCGAAGTTCGGCGCGCACGCGCACCTGAACGGCACGACGAAGGAAGGGTTCCAGTCCGAGCACCTCGACGCGGCGCTCATCGCCGGGGACTTCCTCGATTCGTGCGAGCCGGTGGCGCCGCGGCCCTCGAAGGACGAGATCGCCAAGGGCTGGCGCATCGACGACGCCTCATCGGACAGCGCGAAGCGGGCAGAGTACGAGGCCACGGGGATGCACCCGCAGGAAGCCCTCGACAAGCTCATTGCCTTCGACCAGGACACGGAGCAGAAGCACTGATGGCCAAGCGACTCCCGCCTCGACGCCGTTCGACGCCCGAACCGGGCACCAACCAGCCCTATCAGGGCATGGATCTCGTCTCCGATGACGCAATCGACCGCGGCATGACCGGCGAGGACGACGACGAAGGGCGGGCAGAGACGCCCGAGGACAAGGCCGAGAGCGAGCGCAAGGCCGCCATCGTCCGGCGGGGCCTCAAGAAGTTCAAGCTGTCGGCCGAGGCGTACAGCGACCAGCGGAAGCGCGAGCTGGAGGACCTGAAGTTCGCGCGGGCGCTCCGAGAGGACCACTGGCCGGAAGAGATCCTGAAGGCCCGAGGCGCGACGGCGAATTCCGACGTGTCCGGCGTGGCGCCGGCCGCCCGACCCTGCCTCGTGATCGACAAGCTGGCCGTGCCGCGCCGGCAGATCCTGAACGAAGCGCGCAGCTCGAAGATGTCGATCCACGTCAAGGCGAAGGCCGGGCGTGCCTCGAAGCAGGAAGCCACCCTGGTGCAGGCCGGCGTGCGCGCGATCGAAGTGGACTCGAAGGCCCACATCGCTAGGCATTGGGCGCTGGACCGCGCCAGCATCGCCGGCCGCGGCTACTACCGCGTGCTGACGAAGTACGCGAACGACAAGGACACCGACCTCGACATCGTCGTCTCGCGCATCCTGAACCAGCACACGGTCTACCCCGACCCGTGGCACAAGGAGCCCGATGGCTCCGACATGCAGTTCCTGCTCATCACCGAGGACATCCCGCGCCGCGACTTCCCGAACCGCTACCCAGACTCGAAGCTGGCGAAGCAGATCCGCGCTGCTGAGAAGGAGGTCATCGACGGGCGCGACCCGGTCGACATCCAAGAAGGCAGCCACGACGGCGACGAGCTGTCGGCCGAAGGCGATCGACCGATCGGCTGGATCACCGAGGACACCATCCGGGTGGCCGAGTTCTTCGAGGTCACTTACGACCGCCGCGTAAAGCTCTTCGTGCCGCTCTCGACCGGCGAGATCGACGAGCAGTGGCAGGACGAGGTGCCGCAGGGCATCAAGCTGCCGAAGGGGACGAAGAAGCGCACGATTCTGACGCCCAAGGTGGACTGGTACGTCATCACCTGTGATGAGGTCGTGGACGAAGAGCCGTGGCCGGGCCGCTACATCCCGATCATCCAGCTTCTGGGCGAGGAGTACAACGTCGACGGCGACCGCTGCTACAAGGGCATCGTGTCGAACGGCAAGGACTCGCAGCGCAGCTACAACTACCACCGCTCGGCGCAGGTCGAATCCGTGGGACTGGCGCCGCGGGCGCCGTTCATCGTCGCGGAAGGGCAGACCGAAGACTTCCCTGAGTGGGACACGGCCAATACGGCGAATCACTCGAAGCTCACGTACAAGCCGACGACGCTCGAAGGCCATCTTGTGGGTCCGCCGCAGCGGAACACGGCGGAACCGGCGATTCAGGCCATCACGATCGCCGCGCAGGCCGCCGACGAGGACATCCGCGACACGACCGGCCGCCACGAAGGGTCCCTTGGGAAGAACCCGAAGGACCAGTCGGGCAAAGCTTTGATGGCGCAGCAGCAGCAGGGGCAGGTCAGCACGAGCCACTATGTGGTGAACCTGGCCGAGATCGCGATGGCGCACGAAGCGCGCATCATCATCGACCTACTGCCGAAGGTGTACGACCGCCGCGGCCGGGTGATGCGACTGCTCGGGGAACGCGACAAGGAAGAGTACGCCATCATCGGCCAGCCCTTCGTGCAGGGACCGAACGGCCCCATGCCGGTCCCGCCCGGTACGCCGCCGGGGATGCCGGTGCAGGCCGCGCCCGGCAAGAAGCCGCAGATGCCGAAGCTCTACGAGTTCAACCCGGACGCCGAGTTCTCGATCACGGTGGGGGTCGGCCCGAGCAAGGACACGCAGAAGGAACAGAACCAGACGATGGTGTCGGAGATCATGCAGGCGGTCCCGGCGCTGGCGCCCCTCGTGGCCGACATCTACGCCTCGCAGATGGAAGGCGACATCGGGGAGCAGCTCTCGAAGCGCCTCAAGGCCGCGCAACCGGCGCTGGCCGGCCTGCCGGAGGAGGACGACGACGCCGACATGTCGCCCGAAGTGGCCGCGAAGCTCCAAGGGATGCAGATGCAGATGCAGCAGATGCAGCAGGCCCTCCAGGCCGCCACGCAGGAGTTGCAGACGAAGCAGCAGCAGACCCAAGCCGAGATGCAGATGGCGCGCGAGACGGCCGAATCGCGCGAGCGCATCGCCGTGCTGGTCGCCAAGACGCAGCTCGCCATCGCGAAGATGAATACCGGCACGAAGATGGACACCGAGCAGCTCGACGCCGAGTTGCAGCGGATGCTTCAGGAGGCCGAGCACGCGCACGAGCGCGTCATGGTGCAGATCGAAGCGCGCGCCGCCGAGCGCCAGATGGCAACCAAGCTGGGCGCCGACCGAGAATCGACGGCCATGAAGCTCGGCGCCGACGCGCAGTCAGCCGCGATGAAGCTCGACGCCGACCGTCAATCGAATGACGCGAAGCTCTCGGCCACGCGGGAGATGAACCGCGAGAAGCTCGGCATGGACGTGGCGAAGCAGCGCCTTGCGGACGCCGCAGAGCGCCGCCGTGCCGGGGACGAGGCTGACGTGGAGCTGGAGAAGCTCGACCGCGGCGCACGCTACGAAGACCAGCGCATCGACAAGCAGGCGCGGAACGCGGAGCGCCAGGCACGAGTGGCCGGCGACGAGACACGGAAGACCACGGCCCTGAGCGCCACGCTGGCGCCCAAGCCGGAGAAGTCGAAAGCGTCGAAGAATTGACGCGCCAGACGATTGGCGCGTAGAATCAACCCCGGACAGGAACCGTACCCATATGGGCGAGCAGGACAACGAATTCGGAGCTGCACCGGAAGCCGTCTCATCTGACGGCTGGAACATCGTCGACGGCGGCATGGAGCGCGAAAGCGCCGAAGACCTCGCCGCCACGCTGGCCGCCGACAATCCGACCGCCGATCCGGCCGCCGACGCCGAAGACCAGACCGCCGAGGACCGCGCCGCGGCCGGCAACGACGAGGCGGCGGGCGATGTCACGAAGCCGGCGCGGGCGGGGGCGTCATCCGCCGGTAACCCCGCAAAGCCCGCCGCTTCTGCTCCAGCCGCCAAGCAGCGCCCCATCGAGCGGCGCGTCAGCGAGCTGCGGGCAGAGATCAACAGCCTGACCGGCCAGCGTCACCGCACCCGCGCCGAGGCCGAAGCCGCCAAGATGGAGCTGGCGGACCTCCAGCGCAAGCTGGAAGTGGCCCGACTCGACCTCGCGAAGGGCCACAAGACGGACGGCGACAAGCAGGACGAAGCCGCACCGGTGGCGGCGAAGCCTGCGTACGGCGCCCTCAAGCGTCCGGTCTGGAAAGAGTTTGACGCCGAGGGCAAGGACTGGGACGAGTTCCTCGAAGCGCAGGACGCCTACCTCGAAGCCCGGATCGAGCAGTCCACGGGCAAGACGCAGGCCGCGTTCCAGGCCGAGCTGGACAGGCTCCGACAGGACGCCGACTCGGCCGCGCACGAAGCGCGCATCGCTGGCGAGCACGGCGCGCGAGTGCGGGCCGCCAAATCGGCGCATCCCGACTTCGCAGAGGCCATCGCCAACCTGCGGGACGTCGAGCAGACCCCGTTCATGGCCGACGTCGTGCGGATGCACAGCGACGGCGCCGAGCTGCTGTACCAGCTCGGGAAGAACCCGGACGCCGCGTCCGTCCTGACTTCCTTCGACTTCACGCGCGAGATGTTCAACGCCGTGATGGAAAGCAAGAACCCGGCTGGTGTGCTGCTGGCGCTCGCGTCCGACCCGGACGAGTTTGCCCGACTGCGCGCCCTGCCGGCCTCCCAGGTGATGTTTGCGCTGGGTGCTCTCGACGCTCGTTCGTCTGCTTCTGGCACGCGAGAACGGCCCGCGACCAGGGGTGCCTCTATCAGTAACGCTCCTGCTCCCATTCGGCCGGTGGGTGGCGTGGGCAAGGCGCCAGCCGACGACGACGACGCGAACGACGACGAATTGCCTTACGAGCAGTGGAAGGCTCGTGAGGACGCGCGTGACGCGAAGAAGCATCGGATCGGCGCCTACTAGTCGCAGGCGCACCTAGACCGGCCAGACCGGTCGCGCCTCGCGAATAGCGAGGTTCCCCATGTCCGTAGTCAACACCTTGGTGACCCCCTCGTGGGTCATCAAGAAAGTCACGCAGCGTCTGACCAACGCCCTCCGCTTCACGAGCAACGTGAACCGCGGCTATGACGATCAGTACGTCGTGGCCGGCGCCAAGGTCGGCTACACCGTCAACGCCCGTCTCCCGCAGCGGTACCAGACCAACAAGGGTGCTGGCCTCTCCCCGGTGGGCGTGAGCGAAGATGTCGTGCCGATCACCCTCACCGACCAGGCGAACATCGGCATCGAGTTCAGCTCGGCTTCCCTGAAGATGGAAGTCGACAACTACTCGGAGCGGTACATCGACCCGGCGGTAGAGGCTATCGCGAACACCGTCGACTACGACGGCCTGTCGCGGATGTACAAGAAGACGTTCCGCACGGTCGGCACGCCGGCCTCGGTCCCCGCGACCAACAGCATCTACCTCGATGCGACCGTGAAGCTGTCGGAAGGCGCTGTCCCCACGAATCGGCTCGTGGCGATGCTCACGTCGCAGATGCACGCGACAATCGCGAACGCCAACCTGGCGCTCTTCAATCCGAGCGCGGCCATCTCGAAGCAGTACCGCACCGGCATGTTCGGCAACGACGTGCTCGGCATCAAGGAGTGGTACAAAGACGAGAACATTGCCACGCACGTCGTCGGCCCCCTCGGCGGCACGCCGCTGGTGAACGCCGCGTCGACTGCGTCTGGCGCGACCTCGATCGTCGCTGACGGGTTCACGGCTGCCGCCGCGAATCGCCTCAAGGAAGGCGACGTCATCCAGATCGGGGGCGTGTTCGAGATCAACCCGATGTCGTATCAGTCGACTGGCCGACTGAAAGACTTCGTCGTGACCGCGGACGTCGACTCGGACGGTTCGGGCAACGCCACGATCCCGATCTTCCCCGCCATCATCTACGGAACGGCCTACGCGACGGTGGACTCGATGCCGGCGAACAACGCCGCCATCACCATCTTCGGCCACGCCAGCTCGCACGCCAGCAAGGTGTCGCGGCAGGGCCTCGTTTATGACCCGAACGCCTACACCTGTGTGATGGCCGACCTTCCGCTGCCGCAGGGCGTGTGGGTGTCGAAGCGCATCAGCAACAAGGCGCTCGGCGTCTCGGTGCGCTTCATCAAGGCGTACGACGTGATGACCGACCAGTCCCCGGCGCGTCTGGACGTGCTCTACGGATGGGCGGCGGTGCGGCCCGAGATGGGCTGCCGCGTCTGCTCGTAACCAGCTCGAAGGGGCCGTCCGCGCTGGCCGGCCCCTTCGCCTGCGTTTCACCCGTTCACGTTCGATAGCGAAGGAGAGCACCACATGGCTATTTCCCGCACGACGCTGGCCGCGGCCGCGACTCGTGACACCGACACGTTCTACCTGACGTCGGCTTCCGGCGTGACGGTCGGCGGCTTCCTGAAGGTCAACGCCGAGTATTCCACCGTCGTGAAGATCGACGGCACCGCAGTGCGCGTCCGCACCCGTGGCGAGCGCGGCGGCCGAGCCGTCGCGCACGCGGCTCTGTCGCCGGTCGTGGTGGGCCTCGTGTCCGACCTCGCCCAGTATCAGGAGTCGGTGCTGACGAACCACGAAGACAGCTTCGACGAGATCACCATGCCCGTCGATGCCGCCATCGTGATCCCGCGCAAGAACACGCGCATCAACATCATGAAGGCGACCGCGGCGGCCCTCACGCTGGCGCAGCCGGGCGTGGCGGTGCCGGACGGCATCGTCCTCGAAGTCCGGGGCTACACGGCCGCGGCGCACACCGTCACGCTGACGGCGGGCTTCTTCGGCAACACGACATCCAGCGACGTCGCGACCTTCGCGGCTGGCGGTGGCGGCGTGCTCACCCTCAAGTCCCTCAACGGACTGTGGCTCGTCGTCGCGGGTGCGACGGCTGGCGTCGTCATGGCCTAGCGCCAGTCGGCGGCATTCCGGCGCGGAGAGTCAGCCGGCCACGAGCTGGCCTCCGCGCCTCCTTTCCCCTCTCGGTGACGTGGCAGGAGTCTCGATATGGGTGCGGCAGGTTTCCCGGCGTGGTACTACCACGCGCAGCACGGCGGTCGGAAGTTCGCGGACCCCGAGGCGCTGGAGAAGGCCGGCAAGGGCTGGCACGACACCCCGTCCGAGGTGGGCCTGGCGCCGAGCGTGCCGCAGGGCGTGAACGCCCCGATGGCCTTCAAGGCGATTGAGCAGCCGATCGACGAATCGGTGGCGACCCCGCTCGAAGCCGAGCAGGCCGCCAAGACGCGGAGCCGCAAGGCCCCGGCCGCGGTGTCGACCGTGGCGAGCCGCCGTCGCGCGACGGCGCACTAGGATCGGCCCTATCGGCGTTTCACTGGAGAGCCCCGCATGGCGACAGCTCGCGACCTCATCACGGATGCGCTCGTCGAGCTTGGCGTCATCGGGGTGAACCAGACCCCGAAAGCGGCCGATCTTGCGCTCGGCCTCCGAAAGCTGAACCGCTGGGTCACGGCGCTCCACACGAGCCGACTGAGCGTTTTCACGGTGAAGCGCGAGGTATTCCCGCTTGTCGCGTCGACGCCCAGCTACACGATCGGCCCAAGTGGCGCGATCGACACGGTGCGGCCGATGCGGATCGAGCACGTCGGCCTGGTGCTCGACCGCACGGCGACCACGCCGGTGGAGATCCCGCTCGGGGCGCCGATGACGGATCAGGAGTATCAGCGGTTCCCCACGAAAACGCTGACCGCGCCGCAGCCGAACACGCTGTACTACGACTACGGCTTCACCGGTGTCGGCCTCGGGAAGGTGTATCCCCTGCCGATCCCGACGTCGAGCGTGTGCGATCTCGTGCTCTACATCCCGCGCGCGATGCAGGAGTTCGCCAACCTCTCGACGGACTACGCCTTCCCGCCCGGCTACGAGCAGGCGATCGTGGCGAATCTGGCGATGGAGCTGGCGGCGCCGTTCGAGCGCGATCCGCGGCCGACCACGGTTGAAACGGCCCGCGCCACGATGGCGGACATCAAGCGGGCAAACCGCCGGCCGCGCGTGCTGGGCCTCGACCCCGGACTGACGGGCACGGGCCTGCCCTACAATATCTGGACGGACCGGTAGGATGCGCTACCCGGCCTTCATCGGCGGTTCGTATCGCTCTGGCAACCCGTTTGCCGCAAACGAGCGCACGGTGAACATGTATTACGAGCCCGTGCAGTCCGAGGGCGGCGTGAACGACGGCATCCTGCGTCCGACCCCAGGCGTCGGGATCTATTCGGCGCAGTCGGCCTCGAACAGCTCGCCCGGTCGCGCCTTGCAGGTCTGGAACGGCCGCGTCTATGCCGTGATCGGCACGGAGTTCATCGAAGTGCAGGCCGGCGGCGCTCGCGTCGTGCGCGGCACCGTGGCGGCCGACACGCGACCGGCGGCTATCGTCTACAACGGCTCCGGCGGCAGCCAGATCGCGATCTCTAGCGGTACAGGCCTGTACATCTACAACACCGTCACGCACGCATGGACGGAGCCGGTGACGCCGAGCCCGGCCACGACAGTGGTGATGCTGGACGGCTACTTCGTGATCCTCGACCGTGCGACGTCGGCCATCTACCAGTCGAACCTGCTAGACGGCCTGACGTGGGACGGCGGCAACACGGCCAAGCGCATCATCGCCGGCGATCCGTGGCTGCACGCGCACGTCCACGGCAAGGAGCTGTGGCTGTTCGGGGAGCACACGTCCGAGGTCTGGTACAACGCGGGGACGTTCCCGTTCACGTTCGCCATCCACCCGAGCGGCTCGATCGGGTACGGCATCGCCGCGCCGTGGTCGGCCGTCAGCGTGGGGGAGGCCCTCGTGTGGTTGTCCGCCACCAAGCAAGGCTCTGGCGAGGTGGCGATGTCGGTTGGCTTCCAGCCGCGAGTGGTGAGCGACTTCGCGATCGCGCACGCGATTGGCACCTACTCCCGCATCGACGACGCCATCGGCTGGACATACGAGATCGAGGGCCACCAGTTCTACGTACTGAACTTCCCGACCGCCAACGCGACCTGGGTGCTAGACCTGTCGACGATGCGGTGGCACGAGCGCGGCACATGGGTGGCCGATCAGGGCCGCTTCGAGCAGTGGCGGCCATGCTTTCACGCGGTCGTCGACAACAAGCACATCTGCGCGAACATCGTCGGCGGCGAGCTGTTCGTGCTCGACGACGCGGGCCTCGACGTCGACAGCCGGCCGATCCGGCGCATCCGGCGAGCGCCCTACGTCGCGAACGAGCTGCGCCGGCTGTACTTCTCGTCCTTCACCCTGCACCTGTTGACCGGGCGCGGCGCGACGTCCGGGCAGGGCGACGAGCCGATGGTCGAGCTGCTGGTGTCAGACGACGGCGAGACGTGGTGGAGCGCGGGCATGGACAGCGCGGGCGCCATCGGGAAGTATGAGTCGTTCCCCGAGTGGACACGCCTCGGGTCAGGAATGAACCGGATCTTCGAGATCCAGATGTCTGACCCGGTGCCGTGGTCGATCGTGAACGCATATCTGGAGGTCCGGTAATGCCGCTTCGCCTCGCCGCCCCTCCTGCTCGCAGCGGCGTGATGCACGCCACGACGCGCAATCGCTTCAGCGAGGTCTGGCGGCAGTGGATTCAGGACCTGGTCGACAACGTGTCGTCGCGGGTGCAGTCGATCGCGTCTGTGTCGCTGCCGAGCCAGAAGGTCGACGCGGGCCTCGTCACCATCCGAACGCCGGAAACGCTGCCGGCGGGGCTCTACCGCGCGACGGCCACGATGCTGCCATACGAGGGCCTGAGCGCCACATGCGGCGCGCAGCTTGCGATCGGCTGGACCTACCAGTCCGCCAACTGGGAAGTGGTCTTGTGCAACCGCGCGTTCGTCGACGGGCTCGACGGAGACACCGGGTCGGTGCTGATGAAGGTGACGGCAGGCACGGACATCAAGTACCGGCTGAACCTTCAGCCGGGAACAGCCACGCCGTCGTATGGGGTCCACGTCGACATCCTGCTGGAGCGTGTGCGATGACGATTCGTCTGGCAGAGCCGGAAGACCTCGCGCGCATCGTCGAGATGGCCGTGCTCTTCATCGCGGAGTCGCCGTACGGACGCATTGCGCCTGCGGTGCCGGACCGCATCATCGAGCTGGCGAAGAAGCTGGCGTCGAGCCCTGATGGCGTCATCTTCGTGGTTGAGGTCGACGGGAACGCGGTCGGGATGCTCGGCGGGCACATCTTCGACCACCCGATGCTGGATGCCATCGTCGCGTCCGAGGTGGCGTGGTGGGTCGACATGGCGCACCGTGGCCGCGTCGGCGTCAAGCTCTTGGCGGCCTTCGAGCAGTGGGCGCGCGATCACGGCGCCACGCACGTCGAGATGGTGTCGCCAGACAGCGACAGCGTGGGGCGGTTCTACGAACGGGTCGGCTACTCGCGGATCGAGACGGCCTATTTGCGAAGGGTGTGAGCATGGGCGCATTCACGACAGCAGCGATCGTCGGCGGCATTGTTGCCGGGGCAGGGTCTTTGGGCGGCGCCGCCATCAATGCGCGCGCCGCCGGCAAGGCGCAGCGCGCGCAGCTCGGCGCCAACAGCCGCGCCATGACCATCGAGCAGGAAAACGAGATGCGCCGGCGCGAAGAGTTCGATCGCACCGAGAGGGACAACCGCACGCGATGGGAGATTGAGCAGGACCGCGAGCAGCAGCGATACGAGATGGGGCGCAACGACAACCTGCGCGCCGAGGCGGCCGGCAACGCCCGTTGGTCGTTCGACCAGAAGCGCCGCGAGCCCTATCGGGCCGCCGGCCGTGGCGCCGTCGAAGAGCTGGCGCGCATCGGCGGTATCACCATGAAGCCCGGAGAGCCACCGCCCGACTTGGCGCAGGGCTGGACGCCCGGATCGATGTCGCCGCCGACCTCGACGCCGGAGTTCACGCCGCGGATGCCTCCGCAGCAGCCCTCCAACCGCACGATGGCCGATCTCGCGAGGTAGCACATGGCTGGACTCGACACAATGGACGCGCTCGGGGACGACAGCGGCACGAAGTGGGCCAACCGCACGCTGCTCGGCCAGAACCGGCGCCAGAACGTCATCACGCCACCGACCGCGCCAGGGATGCCGGCCGCGCAGCAGCAGCCCTATGGCGGGGCGCCGACCGTGGGCACGAACGCCGTCGCGCCCCCGCAGGGCGCCGGGCCGACCACCGGCACGCCGCCGCCGGCCG